TAATTGAGTTTTGTGAATCGAAGAAGTATCTAAATCTTGGTGCTCAGGGCATCAAGTTGTTCCCACTCCAAAAAATCATCCTTAAAACATTTTACAGGGGACAGCGTGGTAATGAAAAACTCAATCTTACGGAAGACGAGCTAAACCTGCTCTACAAGCTAAAGCTGGACAACGTTATTGAGAAGTATTACAGTGGCACGCTATTTAGAGAGCTAGTTCTGGTTTTGGGTCGGCGGTGTGTTAGTGGTGATACGATCATATTCGATGCAATAACCGGAGAATCCAAAACCATAGCGAATTGGCACGAAACTGAGGCAATCTTGAATGTGTGGACCTACAATGAGGAATCTAAACATTTTGAGATAAATGAAGCAAGTACCATATCTCAAGGCGAACGAGAATGTTTCAGAGTAACATTAGATAATGGTGATTACGTTGATTGCACGGATAATCATCCTTTGTTAACTCCTGCTGGATGGAAGGAATTAAAATACCTACAAGTAGGTGACAAAGTAGCACAAGCAGATTGCATACCGAAACCTGATGATGGTGAAGGTTTAGAAGAATATGAAGCCGCTATTTTGGGGTATATTATTGGTGATGGTAATTGCACAACATCAAGGTGTTACTTTACTACTGAAGACAAACAAGTCGTAGAACATTTGCAGGAATGCTTGAGTAAGTTGTCTGACAATATGATTGTCAAATACGATAATAACGATCTATCTCCGTATCAATATTCATTACGACAACGAGACATCAAATATAAAACTTGTGAAAAGAACAGCAAATCTATTACAGGACGAGATACTTCTGATTTATTCAAGTTCCTCTCTAAGCACGGACTACAAGGAAAGACAGCCAAGCATAAAAGAGTACCGTATGCAGTGTTTTCCGCCAGCAGTAGAGCAAAGGCGGCGTTCTTGAATGCTTATTTTAGTTGTGATGGACATTTTTCAAGCGGCAACATTCCTAAAATCGAATTATATTCAGTAAATGAAAATTTGCTGAAAGATACTCAATCATTGTTATCTTCATTGGGCATATTTTGTCAAATATATAGTAAGACTTCAAATTGTCAAATCAAAAGTAAAACTGATGAACAAATTTATCAATACAAGAACCACAAAAGCTATAGATTACATATTGCTCGGCAATTAGATATATCTAAATTTATAACGTTTATTGGCGGATCAAAAACATATACAGCATCGAGAGTATTAAAAAACGTTAATACGGAACATGAAATTTTCTTCAAACGAATTGAAAGCATACAGACATTGGGTCCAAAGAATACCTATGATTTGAGTGTTTATGATCATAATTGTCATAACTTTATTATTAACAATGGTTTACAGATGCATAATTCAGGAAAAGACTTCATGACTGCTCTTATGGCATTGTATGAAGTTATGACCCTGCTAGAAATACCCGGTGGCAATCCATTCAAATACTATGATATGGCAGCCGGTAACCCTATCTACATCCTGACTGTTGCTACTTCATCTGATCAGGCACGAATTCTGTTTAACGAAATGAAAACTCGTATGCAGGTGTCTGAATACTTTAAGAATAAGATCGGTAAGATTGAGAGTGAAAGAATATGGTTCCTAACACCAGAAGATAAGATGGTCAACAAGCAACTTATTGACGAAGGACTAGAGAATGCAACTACTGATGGAAGTGTTGCTATTATGACTGGTCACTCCAACTCGGAAAGCTTGCTGGGAAAGCGTATATTTACCCTGCTTTTGGACGAGGTAGCCTCGTTTAAGAACACTGGATCAGCCACGTCTGGTGAACGTATTTATTCTGCTCTCACCCCTGCAACTGCTGACTTTAAGCACCCAACAAAGATCAAGGCAGGCTCGATTGATGATGAGAATCCTCAAGGTCTGCCTGTTTTGGACTCGAAGATTATGAGTATTTCGTCACCAAGATCAGAAGAGGGTGTATTCTATCGAATGTATAAAGAAGCGCCTGAAGTACCAGAGCGATTAGCATTCCGCCAACCAACTTGGAATGTCAATTTGAAGTTTACTGAAGGCTCATTACGTAACGAGTTTAAGCTTATGAGCGCCGTCGAGTTTGCGATGGAGTTTGGGGCTGATTTCTCTGGTACAGGTGGTGAACTGTTTATACCGAGCAGGTATGTTGACGAAGCATTTGAATTAGGTCGGGAGTTGGGATTGTCCAATAGAATCGTTGGTCGCCCAGGTCTTACATACTACGCTCACTTGGACCCAGCAGCAACCTCTCACAACTATGCTCTTGTGATATTGCACGTTGAAGACAGGATACGTGTCACTGAGGACGATAATAGAATTCGACGAAAAGACAAAATCAAGCTATTTGTTGTTGACCATATCAAGGCGTGGCAACCAACAGCCACAGCATCTATTTCTGTCAATATGGTAGATGAGTATATAATTGAACTAGCAAAGAGATTTAGGTTTGCTATGGTTTCATACGACAGTTGGAATTCACTGTCGAGTATACAGAAGTTGAGATCAAAAGGAATACCGAGCAAGATGACTCAATTTCGTAAGCAATACAAGATGCATATCTATGATCATCTTGAGCATTTGTTGGTAAATCATCAAATTGCTTTGCCAGCAACAGGTGAATGGGCATCCACTTTAGAAGGTGAATTGAAACACCTAAAGAGACAATATGGTGCAAACGGGTTCAGGATCGGTCCCGACGATGAAGCCCCGATTACTACTGATGACCTTTGTGTGGATATTAATACCATAGTGTTTACTAATAAAGGTTCCAAAAAAATCAAAGATGTTGAACCCGGCGATGAGATTTTGGGAGCAAATGGTGAATATTCTGTAGTAGAAGATGTTGGTATCCATCCTAATTCAAGAAAATGCTTTGAGATACAGCCATTTTATGGGCTGGGGGTTAAAGTAACTGAGAACCACCCAGTTGAAGTGCTTCGAGAAGGATGTCGTATGTTTGTTGAGGCACAGCATTTAAGGATGTCTGATAAGGTGCTGCGATCATGGAATGTCACGAGTAAACCATTTTGTCACGACTTGTCAAAATGTGTTAAAAATTCAGATTCAAAACATCATAACGTAGAATATGTTCGCGATGATCTTATAAGGCACCAAAATCCGAACGCAAAATGGCATAAACGGTTTATATGCCCTACGCAGCCTTTCGGGTACATTTGCGGTTTATATCTTGCCGAAGGTAATATCGGACATCATAGCGTAGTTTTTGCTGGCAACATAAATGAAGTTGCAATACAAGAAAACATGCGACAATATTCTGTCGAAGTTTTTGGAGTTGATCCTACAATGCCACATCAAAAAGAAGGAGATGGATGCCAAACCCAGGTTAATAGCGTTATTTTAAGAGACTATTTTCTTGATGTTTTTGGCTACCAAAAGGCAATCGATAAGAATATTCCATATGATTTTATGATTGCTCCGGTTGAATTTCAGAAAGAACTTATTAAAGGATATTTTGATGGCGATGGTAGTTTTAATGCAAAATGTATCACATTCACCACAACGTCCAGACGCCTTGCATTAGATGTGCAAAATTTACTCCTTCGTATGAGGGTAGTTTCGTCTATTTCGATATCAAAACGGAAGGGCAAGACTTGCCTTATCAATGGCAAGAATGTGAATTATAATTCAGACTTATACAATGTTCGAATAACCGATAGCCGATCTTATAATGAATTGTCAAATATACTGGGATTGGGGCTTCATAAAGAACAATCAAAATATCATACTGTAAAATATGATTTCATATTACTAAACACGATAGCAGTAAAAATTCGGTCTATCAAAGAGATACCTATTATGAAACAGGTAGCTAATATTAAGGTGACAGATTCCACGTTTGTTGCTAATTGTGTCAATACACATAATTGTGACGCCTTGGCTGGGGCATGTGGCTCTGCCATCGAAGTAAGTTATGCTGGATACCCAAAAGGTGGCACAGTATACGTGCCTCAGAGTCATGATATGATGGAACAAAGGTGGAAAGTGGGTACAAGTTCGTACTCAAATAACCAGTGGAGCCACTTATATAGAAAGTTTGGCTATAATCCAGGCAGTTAGTGAAGGATTTCCAATGGCGCTTGTCTAAGTATAAGTGTCCATAAGGAGAATGCAATGTACAACCACAAAAAAGCTCAAATTAGGACTCATGAGAAAATGCTGCGGGAGCATCCTGTTGACCCCTCAGCAGACGACAAGCAGGCCATTTGGGAGAAGGAACTTAAACACTGGCAAGGTGATAAGGATACCATCACCGAAGACCAGATGAATTCAACTTTGAAACAGGCTGA